CGTCGGCACCGCGCGTGCTTGTTGCGACCGAGAGCGCGGCGGGCACCGCGCGCGACTCGGCGATCAGTGCGCACGTCGCGCAGGCGGCGATTGACAATGAGCTCGGACGAGTCGCCAGCGAGCGACTCGCCCAAGAAGCCGCTCGAACGAGCGTCGCCGCGCAGCTCGATGCCGCACGCGCCGCGCTGCCCGTCGCCCGTCCCGAGGATACCGCCGCCGCCCGCGAGCTTTCGCAAACGATCTACACCGGCACCGAAACCCAAGCTGCACAAGCCGCCACCTCGGCCCGCACGCGGCTCCTCGCACTGGCGACCGAGCACCAGAAGGAGCGCGAGGCCCGCGCCCTCGAACTCACGCGCACGATTGGCGAATTTAACGCCCAGCTCGCCGCCGCCGAGGCGCGGGCCGAGGCACAGGCCCGCCTGCGCATCACCACCATCTTCGCCCTCCTCGGCGCAGGCGTCGTCGTCCTCGGCGTCGCATCTGCCGTCACCGGCTGGAGCCGCGTCGGCCTGAATCTGATCCCCGCCGGAATCGCCCTTGGCGGCTCGGGCCTCTTGTGGGGCAAGCCGTGGTTCGTGTGGACGGTCGGCGGCGCAGTCGCCCTGTGCGCCGTCGCTACAGGTATCGTATGGGCCGTCCATGTTTCAAGGCACAGAGGCTCCGAATTATGAACAACCTCACCCAGTCGATTTTCTCCCAGCTCAAGAGCCATCCGGCGACCGTCGGTTTCTTCAGCTTCTGCTCCTCGGTGCTCGGCATCTGGCTGGCCGAGAACGCGCAGGTGCTGGCCGGTTGGGCGGCGACGCTGGCCTCGCTCGGCTCCTTCATCATCATCGCCCCCCAGATCGTGGAGCGGCTGCGCTCGTGGGTGGTGCCCCTGCGCCGCTGGGCCTGTCGCAAGCTCATATGGGCGATCCGCAAGCTGCGCGGGGGCAGTGCGCGCCCCGCGCGTAGTGCCGACGAGTGGGGCGATAGCAGGGGCGGGAGGGCGCGCCCGCCCAGGCACCACGGCGGGAAACGCCGCCGCCGAGGCCCGCGCCACAGGAGAGGAGGAGCCGCCGCCCATGAGTGAGCTGCTGCCCAACCAGATCGCCCAGTACCGCGCCCCCGCCAGCGCGGCCCCTGCCACGCGCGATGCGACCGGCGCGCCCGTGCCCAGCCTCTCCGCGCCCGTGCCCCTGTGGGTGCGCGAGCTCACCGGCTACACCGCCATGGCCGAGGGCCCCAGCGGCGGGGCCACCCGCGCCCAGTTTACCACGCGGCTACTCACCCGCTACCGCGCCGACCTGCGCCCCGAGGGGATAGTCGAGCTCGACGGCCCTCCCGCCCGCTGCCTCGAGATCACCGGCATCACCCCCGCGCCACGGTCGCCCTTCCGCCGCTGGCTGCACCTGCACTGCGTGCAGAAGCGCGCCTGACCCCACACACACCCACACTGCGCCACCATGAGCCCCACACACCGCAATGCCCTCCTCCTGCGCCTGGCCGAGCACCCGCTGCTGGAGCCGCTCTACACCGCCGATAAAATCTGGTGGATGCACGCGCCCGACTCGTGCCCCGAGCCGGTCATCATCCTGCGCCTGATCAGCTACCAGCACCACACCACGCACGCAGGCCGCACCGGCCTGTGCGACTCGCGCGTGCAGTGCGATGTGTACGCCACCACCGCCGCACAGGCCCACGAGCTGGGCCATGCCCTGGTCGGGCAGATCGGCCCGCCCTTCAGCGGCACACACCACGGCGCAGACTTCACCTATTCGCTGCTCGACGAGGGCCTGACCGAAGAGCGCGAGGAGGGCAGCGGCCTGTACCTGGCCCGCTGCGACCTGATGCTGGGCACCCGCGAGCCCGCCCACCCGTAAGCCCCCCCACTTTTTCCACCAACCCTCCAACCCACACTGATCACACACCACCATGGCCTACTCACACACCTACGGCGTTAAATTCGCCGTGTACGACACCGACAACTCCACCTACCTGCCCGTGGGCGGTATCACCTCGCTGACCCCGCCCAGCGTCGTCGCCGGAGACCCTATCGAGGTCTCCAACCACACCAGCCCGCAGCAGTTTCGCGAGTTCGTGCCCAACCCCATGAAAGGCATCTCGGACATGACCTGCGAGTTCGGCACCGACTACGCCGATGCGGGGCAAAACTACATCCGCGCGCACATCGCCGAGGAGCTGAAGTTCAAGGTCGAGCTGCCCGACCTGCCCGTCGTCGCCATCAACGCCATCGTCGTCTCCGTCGTCAGCGTCGACTACGACCTGGAGAGCGCCTCGCGGCAGACCGTCACGCTCAAGCCCAACGGCCCGCTCACCACCCCGTAAAAAGGGGCCGCGTCAGCCCGACTGCCCCACCTGATTTTCCGCGCCATGTGTGTGCCCACCACGCCAGAGCAGCAGCAAGCACCTGTCCCCCTACAGCCCTGCGCGCCCACGGCCCGCATGGCGCGGCTCTCCCCCTCAACCAATCGTCACAAATGGCAAAAACTGATCAAAAAAATGACCACAGCCCAAGTGCGCCGCCGCAGCTCCAGCTCGCAGGCCAGTCGTACCCCCTGCGCTGGGACATGCGCACCCTCTACCGCCTCCAGGGCCTGCCCAATCCCCCCGACCTAGAGAAGCTCTTCTACGACGCGCGGCGCAACATCCGCACCACGCTGGACCTGATCTGGGCCGCCCTGCCCGATGGCACCCGCTACGACACGCCCGAGCAGCTGGCCGCCACCCTGGGCACCGGCCAGCGCGAGCTGGCCGCCCTCACCGAGGCCCTCTCCGCACTGCTCGCCAGTGCCACGCCCTCGGAGGAAAAAAAAAGCGCGCCCGGTTCCTAGCCCATGCCCGCATCGAGCTGGGGCTCCAGCTGCCCGCCGCCGAGCTGCTCGCCCTGAGCCCCGCTGAGTGGGCCGCCCACCTCGACGCACATCAGCAAAAACAGGCCCGCCTGCACGCATGGGAGGCCCGCCTGCACGGGCTCAAGCACAAGAGCGGCCGCCCCCTCACCACCGACGACTTCCTGCCCCCGCGACCCAAGCCACCCGTCCCCCCTCTCCAATTCTACCACCAGCTGGTCGCCACTCTGGGCTGATTTTAAACGCGATGGACTTAACCGAAGTTTCCAAACTCCTCGACCACCTGCACGACGAGCTCAAGGGCAAGATCACCGCCTCTGCCACCAAGGCCGCTGCCAATGTGGTCGCCAAGCATGCGCGCAAAATTGCTCGGCGGCAGCTCAGGGGCAGCGAGTACAGTACCGGCCTGCTGGCCAGTAAAATCAAGGTCAGCAAGGTAAAGCCGCGCAAGACGACCAATGACATCTCGGCCCTGATCTACCCCGCAAACGAGCCCGGCCACCAGCCAAACAGGCCAGGCAGGGTAAACCCGCGCTTCTACACACACCTGGTCGAGTACGGCACGCGCTACATCCGCGCCAGAGCGTTCCTGCGCCCCGCCCTCGACATCGCGCGAGATGAGGCCGAGCAGGCCTTCATCAAGGCCGCCCAAAAGGGCGTCGATAAGCTCATCGACAAAGCCCACCTGCGCGAGACCGACCGGCTGCGCCTGCCGAGCACCTCTCAAGCTACCCTCCGGTTTTAGCCCATGAGTATCGCAAACAAAATCAACCATCCCAGTGCCACCGCCACAAAGGCCAGCACTCCCCACCACGCCCCATCCGCAATCGCGGCGAAGACGCCGTGCGGCTCCCTTTCCGTGAGATCACAGTCTGTGTAGGGCCTGCGCATAGCACCACCACTTACCGATTTCCTTATGGCACGCGACATAAAAGGCTCAGTTAAACTTGAGGCCAAACCCCAGCTCCAGGGGATCCAGAAGTTCAGCCGCGAGATCAAGACGCTGAACTACCAGTGCCTGCGCATGCAGCGCGACCTGATGAACCTGTTCGCGGGGTTTAAGGTGTTTCAGGGGCTGACGGCTACCTTCAAGGGGATCTACTCGCAAATATCGGCGGTGGCCGACCAGATCAAAAACACCTCGGAGGCCGTAGGACTGGGCACCGAGCAGCTCCAAGTGCTGGGCCGCGTGGCGGCCCAGAGCGGAGCCAAGGCGGAGGATATGTCGAGTGCGCTGCTGCGGCTAAACAAGGCCACCCAGTCCGCTGCCGACGGGAATAAACAGCTCTCTGAACGCTTCGTCCGCTTGGGGATCGACCTGCAAAAATTCAAGAGCTTGTCGGGCGAGAAACAAATGGAGCGGCTGGGGATCGCGGTGGCGGGTGCCACAGACAAAAAGCAGGTACTCGCCGACATGATGGCCCTGCTGGGCGACTCCGCCGCGCCCAAGCTCATGGCCTCCCTCGAAAAATTGGGCACCATGGGCTATGGGCAGCTCGCCCAAATGGCAAAAGAGTCAGGCGAGATCATCAAGGATGAGACTATTCAGGCCATCGCTGAGGCCGAGGCGACGATTGAAAAGTTCCACCAGAAGGTGCTCGTACTCTATGCGAACATCATAAGCGGCCTCAACACCGCTTGGGTCAAAGTCCCCCAAATGAAGGAGTCGATTGCGATCTACGACCGATTCTTCGAGGCGCAAAAAAAGTATGGCGACGAAAGCAGGGAGACCTTTGCCGCCGCGACCGCCCTTGCCGATAAATTCGCCAAAGAGGGGAATTTTAAAGACGCGGAACTGTTCCTCACCATCGCTGAGCGGGGCAAGGATGCCTCGTTCAGCATAAGGGAGGTAGCGTCAAGCTATGCCGTCCTGATGAAGAATTGGGCCAAGGCCACCGCCACGCTGGGCCTCGGGGCAAATTTTGGTGAGTCCAGAGTCAGGACACTGGCAATACGGGACAACATAGACCCAGATTCGGCTCTCAAGACATACACCGAGCTTTCCGAAAAGCTCGCCGAGATAAAAGCCAACGCGGCCAAGATGGCCGAGGCCCAAGCGGCCGCCGAGGCCGAGGCTGCGGCCGTCGTCGCGCAGGCGGCGATTGACGCGCAAAATGCAGCGATTGAGGCCGCACTCGATGAGCACGACGCGGCGATTGCCAAGCTCACCGAGCAGCGTGTGGCGCGCGAGCTTCGCGCCGCCGAGCAGCTCCAGCAGCAACTCGAGCGGGAAGGAGAGCGCGCCCGCGCGGCGATGGCCCGGTTTGACTTTGAGCGTCTGGCCCCCAGCGAGCAGTTGATCCAGGGTGCGCGTGATTTCTACGCCGAGGTCGAGCGGCTGGCGGGCCTCGGCGTGCTCGCCACCGAAGACCTCACCCGCGCCCAAGAGCAGCTCAACGCGCAACTGCGCGAGGCCGCCGAGCTGCGCGCACAGGAAGACCAGCAGGCCGCCATCGAGGCGCAGATCGCCGCCTTTGAGGCCCTCTCGCCCGCCCTTCAGGAGCTGCACGTCCAGTTCGAGCAGCTCGGGCACACCATTGAGGGCCAGCTCTCGGGGGCCATCAGCGATTTCGTGGAAACCGGCACCGTGGACATGAAGAAGCTGGGCCAGTCCATCCTCAACGACGTCATCAAGGCCATGCTCAAGGCCCTCGTCTTGAAGCCCCTGCTCGGCGCGATCGGCGGGGCCATGGGCGGCATGGGCGGCGTCATGGGCTCCCTCGGCAAAGGCCTTGCAGGCATGCGCGCCAGCGGCGGCCCCGTGGCCCGCGGCAGCTCCTACCTCGTCGGCGAGAAAGGCCCCGAGCTGTTTACGCCGCGCTCCTCCGGCGCGATCATCGACGCCAACAAGACCGCCAACCTGCTGGCAGGCCCCACCGCCACCGGCGGCTCAGGGCAAGGCAATGTGTACCAGATCGACGCGCGCGGGGCCGATGTCGGCGCCGTCTCCCGCCTCGAGAGAGCCCTGTTCCGGATGGCAGGCCCGGGCGTCGTCGAGAAACGCGCCCTGGCCGCCACCCACGAGTCCAACCGCAGACGATAATCACACACACCGATGGCGCTAAACCCGATCACCTACCCGCTCCCTCTACCTGAGCCGCTGCCGATAGCCGCTCTGGAGCTGCGGCCGCATACGGTCGTGGGGGTCTCTCGCTCGCCGTTTACAGGAGCAGCCCAAGTGTACCGCTGGCCGGGCCAGTGGTGGGAGGGCACGATCACGCTGCCGCCGATGCGCTGGGAGCGAGCGAAAGTTTGGGCTGCCTGGTTG